TGCAGGTCTACGTCGAATAGTTGCTCGCGGATTGCGTCGGCGGTGTCATCCAGTCGGACGGGCTTGCGGGTCAGCATGCCGGCCAACATGCGCTCTAGGCGGATGTAATACGGCGGGCAGACGCTACGGGCTAGGCGGTTGTCGTAGGACTCGTCTAGCTCGCGTGGTTCTTGCGGCAGGTAACGGCGATGCTTCTTGCGCATGCCGTAGGTGCCCTGCAGCAGATCCTCGATCAGGATCCAGTGTGGCTCTTGCGCGTACCAGCTTGTATTAGGGTCATTGACCTTCGATACGGTGCGCTGCGCTAGCGGCCGGTCGTAGAAGTTGTACCCGCTATACACGACCGCTAACTGCTGACAATGCCGTCAGTTTACGGCTTTAGCCCCTGATGACAGGCCGGGTGGTTGTGATGCGCTTGCACGGCCTGGTCACGGCCGACGCTGATGCCAACGCCGTACATCATGAACAGCAGCGTCAGGGCTGCAAAGCGATTGAGCCAGGGGTTGGTGGTCATGGTTGGGATGGTAGGTGGGCGGCCGACTGGCCGTGAGCAAAAGATACCAGCGTTTGCCGCCGTGGTCAACCCTAGTAGAGCCTGACGCCCGTGCTCCGGCCAGCGCCAGCGTGTAGCGGGTTGAACTCGCGCCACACCAGGTAGCCGAGCGCGTCGTTCATGTGGTCAAAGCCCGCGTCCTTGTCCGGCTCGCCCTTGTCGGTGTAGCACTGCAGCTCTAAGCATTCGATGACCCGCTTGCAAGTTTCTGACACCTGCAACCTGACCTGCCCTTTGCCGTTTTCCAGCAAAGCCTGAACAGCAGCCACCCGATCACGAACGGGAGGATTTGCTCGCGGTGACTGGTTGGACATGCCATAGCTCTCAAGGATCTGCACATCGGTCTGGCTTGCGTTGGTGCTGCGGTTGCCGCCGCTGGCATCTGGGTAGGCGTACATCCGCCTATCGGGGTAACGCCTGACCACTTCCTGCGCCAGTGCGTCGGTGTCGTGGGCGCCGCTGATCTCATCAATCACCAGCAGGCTGCTGCCAAGCTTGATAGCGATCACCGCCGACATGTTGCCAACGTTGAAATCAACGCCAACCCTTAGCGGCTCGCGGTCAGTATCCGGCAGCTCGCTGACCACATGCTTAGCGCGGTCGAAACGGTCATACACCTGCCCAGTGGTCAGGTTGACGAACTCGCCGTCTAAGTACGCCCGCAGCAGGCTTGGGTCGTAGTTGGCTTCCAGCCGCTCGATGAAGTCCGGCGGCAGGTGCGGGTTGTCAACCGTGCGCATCTTGATCAGATGCCGGTCAGGCCTTGCTTTAGCCTCATCACTGCCAAACGTGTTCCACATCCAGCGGAACCCCTCCGGCGTCGATGCCGCGCCAAACTGCCTGACATTGCCGCTGCGGAGTCGGCCAAGGATCTTCGGGAATGCCTTGTTGGCAATGCTGGGCGTCACGGTGTCGATCTCGTCAGCCAGCACCCAGGCAAGGTTCAAGCCGATGATGCGTGACCAGTTCTCAAAGCTGCGGCAAAGGATCTTTGTGTCACCACCTGGCAAGTGCAGCATGTACTCCGGCAGCGGGCTAGCCCTGAAGGTGTACGGGATGTCGTACGCCTCTAGGAATGCCTCGAAGTCCGTCTGCCAGATGTCGCGGATCAGCGGTCCGGTCGGCTCCATGACGCAACCAATAAAGCCCTGGTTGACTGCTGCCAGCATCACGGCCTTAGCGCATAGTGCCCTGGTCTTGCCAGCGCCGTAGCCAGCCGAGATGCCAAGGATCTGCGTTGCGGTGTCATCGACAAACGCAAGCTGCCCAGGGTGCAGATCAGCGCGGATGCGGGCAATCAGATCACCCGTATCCTCTGGCGTCTGCTGCTGCATGAACGCAAGCAGCGGCACTGGTTCACAGATGCCGCTGACGATGCTCACAGGATCTTGCGGACAACAGTCTTGATGCTGCCATCAGGCTGTACAGCAATCCTATGCAGAATGCGCGGCTCGTCACCTTTTGGCTTAAGCAGCCGACCAACGGCTGTAACAGTAGGTTTCATTCTTCTTCAGCGTTAAACAGTGATTCCATCAACTCAGCCTTAGCGATCTCTAAACAGCCGATCAGCTCAACGGCTGTCAGCTCAGAGTCGTTCATGGCTTGAGCGACTGCAGCGAGGAAGTCTTCCATGGTGTGACGTGGTGTCGGCTGGAGCTTAGCGCATTCCACGAGGTAAGCGGAAGCCTGGCTTTTTCTTGTTAACTTCTCGCAATGCCTTTGTTGGATTACTGTAAAAAGCTAAAGCGCGTTCTGCTCTCAGGTTCGATCTTGTTGTCTTGGCGCTCGGACGCCTGGCAAAAGATGCTTTAGAGCCCGCCGCTGCGCCAGTCCGTACATCAGCAGTGCGTTGACGGTTTGCTTCTGCTCTTTGAATACGACCGCTTTGACGGCGCATTTCTGCAATTCGGCCGCGAATGCTTTCGTCTTGCTTGGCTGATTTTGCAGCTTGCTTTGCTGTGGTCCTCGGCCTAGTAGATGACATATTGCTTTGGAGTTGCAGCTTTTGAAGCCGCAAGCCAGCAGCATTGGGTCCGGCTTCTTTAATTTGGGCATTTAGGTTGCGAAGTTTTTGATTTTGCACCTTGCGAACACTGGCATTAACTAAGTCCTGCGCTGATTTTGGCTTGCTAGCGGGCTTGGCTGCGTTGTTGTCCTTTATCTTTTTTATCCGCTTTCGCAGCGCTTCGGAATCGGTTGTCTTGGTCAGCCGGGCTCTGGTCTTTGCCTTGGGGTCAACCTTGCCTGCGTAGATTGCTCGGGCTCGCTTGGCGACTGATGCGCTGCGCGATGCCTTGCTGTTGGGACCCTCGCCCTCGCGTTTCATCGCGGCATTCAAGTTGCGTGTGGCGCGCCTCTCCCTTCCAACTTGTGCAATCGTTGCTGCGCTAGGAGCCGTCTTGGATGCCCTTGTCTTGCCCTGCCCAATCTTCCCGGCAGCGCCAGGATCGCGCTTCACCCTGCCCTTGATGGCGCCGGAAGGCTTGGCTCCACCTGCCTGCATGGTCTGCGTTGCACGCTTCTTACCGCTAGCAGTCTTAAGCCGGCCACCGCGAGCAGTAGCGCCTGCGCCCTTTGGAGCGAACCTGCCTCGGTTGTCTCGTGCGTAACGGCGTGCCATGGCTAACGCTGCAATACAGACAGGTTAACTAGCTCATTTCAAACCGCAGCAGCCGGGCTTGCTTGTCCAGTGCAATCAGCGCAGTGTTGAGCTGATCTTTCTCGGCAGCGCGGCGTTCGTATTCCATCGCTCGTGCAATGGCAGCCTCTAGCCACTGGGACCGCTCCATCTTGGCATCGGCAGATAGCAGTTCACGAGCGCGGGCGATGTAAGCATCAGCTTGACGCTCACCGACCCCCCAGTTTTCTGCGGCAAACTGAATGATTTGCTTTCTACTATGAGCGCGCAAGAGCAAGTCATAGACAGCATTTGTGCGCTGTTCTGACTCTGTATTGTTGCACTTGTGCGCCATTGTATTACTCCCGGATTTGAATCGGCATGATGAGATACGTCTGCTCTGTCATGCTAGTCGGCCTCAGCACGACTGGCGTTGTTGCACTATTGGCCGACATTGTAACAGTCTCTGCTTGCCGCATGGCCTTCAGGCCATCGAGCAGGTAATGGACATTGAACGCCCATGCGCCGGTGCCGTCGCCGTCGTAGTCAAGGCGCTCCTTGCCATTGTTGGCATCAGCCTCGGCGGTGATGACCACATAGCCATCGACTGCAGTGAGCTTAACCACAGAGTTGTGCGCCTCTGCGATCAGCGCGACACGCTCTAGGCACCGGGCAAAGCGATGCCGGTCGAGGGTGATGGTGTGCTCAAAGCTGGCGGGCACCAGCGCTGCCACGTCTGGATATTTGCCGTCAAGGATGCGGCTGTAGATGGTGATGCCATCACCGGCATCGATGACGGCTTGACCGGTCGCGGCTGCCACGGTGACGGTGCGGTCCTGCAGCAGCTTCATCGTGCTGGCTGGTAGCACTAGGTCAATGCCATCCGGCAGCGCTACGGGGATACGCATCAACCGGTGGCCGTCAGTGGCCTCCATGTAGCCGGCTGCCATGTGAATGCCGGAGAGCATGGCCTTGCTGATGTCGGTACTGCAACACGGCAGGCAGGCGCGTACACCATCGGATAGCGATAGCTCAGCGCCAGGTGCCTCTACAACCGGCATGGCGGGGTAATCCTCCGCATCCATCGCTGCAAGGCCGTAGGAGGCCCCACAAG